TAGCCGTTTGGCTTTTCCGCACGAGCCTTGATGCCGGCGGGCAAATTCGCCCAGGTCTTAATCTCGCCCATTTCGTTCGCATGGTCGTCGAGTTCTTCGTCGATCGGGACGCTCGAGACGAGCGGCGGAATTTTCGCGATGGCTTCCGAGAGTTTTTGCTGCGCGATCTGAACCATCTCAGGCGGCGTGCCTGGCGGCGGAACGTTAGCTGCCATGGCTTCTTTGGCTTGGTCGAGTTGCGGATTCGGCACTGGCTCGGAATCCATCAGGATCATGATTTCCGCCGCTTGCTTCGAAGCGGCTTCGGCCGCCGGCACAACGAGTTCCGGAAGGCCGGTCTTATCTTTCGCGATCGCAAGATTCCTCGGCACCGCGAGGATCGCCTGAAGAATCGGATTTTGCGCCGCCGCAGCCATCAGCTGCGTCCAGACAGCGCGCTGCGCGACCCAGGACTCTGGGAAGTTTTCGTCTGTGTCCGGATAGCATCGGACATTGCCCTTCAGATCTTCCGGATTGACGTTGATTGTTTCTTTTTTCCCGCCGGCGCCTTGGAGCTCTCCGGACATCGGAGCGTTGCGAAACTTCGCGGCAGCCGCTACCGCCTGGCGGATGATGCGCGCGTAGCTGGCTTTGATATTTCGCCAGGTGAGTCCGATGCGGCCGAGCGCCTGGTCGCGCTGGCTGGCGATTCCGGAAGCGGTATCGTTCGCGCCGGTATTCCCGCCAAACAGTGCCGGAAACGCGCCGCAGAGGAATTGCGAGAATTCGCCAAAAAGATTCTGCACATAGATCAGGAGGCCTTCCGCCAGCTGAATCTGCGGCTCGACGAAGATATTTTCGGCCAAGGCTTTGTCGGCCTTCCGCTTCATCTTGAGATACAGTCCCGGCTTGATTTCGATTTGCTGAAGCGCCTCGGTGTCGACCGCTTCCGGATCCACCCACTTGATCGGTATTAAATGCATGAACGCATCGTGGATGTAATCCATGCAATCGTTCAGTTTTTCCTGCAGCGGAATGACCGGCTGGCCGAGTGCCGGCCGATGCGCGCCATCGCCTGGCCGCGAATGCGTCAAGCTCCAATGATCGTCGATCGATTCCTTGCGCGCTTCGACAACTTCCTTGCCGACCATCGCAACCATGCAGCCACGCGGAAACGTGTCGTAGAGCCAGTTGCGGTGCGCATCGTCTTTGCATTCACGATAGAACGCCGGGCGGAACCAGGTGAGCTGCTCGGTGCCGTTGTAGGTCATAGCGTCCTGCGTCATGTTCGACGGACGCATTCCGGTCATGATCGACGTGCGCGCGAGCCGCGCGTATTCCATGTTTGCTGTCGGCGTCTGGAACGGTTTCAGCTTTTCCGCCTTGTCCGGATACTTCGTCTTCAGCCGCGTGATGTCGAATTCGCGCGCGAGCACCACATAATCGCAGCCATCGATATCGGTCGATTGGATCGGGATCTTGGTCTCGAGCGCGCCGAAGTTTTCGATCACTTCCTGGCCGCGCGGTTCGCCGCGGCCCATCTCAATCTCTTCCTCGGATTGCGCGCCTTCTTCGCCGGCTTTTAGGCCGAGCTCCGGAAGGTAGCCAAGCTCATCTTCGATGTCCGATTTCGTTTCGTAGCCAAAGCGCTGCCCATCGATTACGTAATGCGTGTAAGTCATGCAGCGGCCGTCGGTCCACAGAAAGCGCCCGAGATCTTCCTGCAGCACGATCATGTTGTTGGCGCGTTCGATTAGCCGGCGCGCGCCTTCGGAGCCTTCAGCGGCGGCCACGTCTGAAGGATTCGTCGGATCGTCCGGCTCGAACCGTACGCTCGGCGTGCCGGCGGTCAATGCCGCGATGATGGTGTCGCCGAATGCCAGATAAATATTGGTCTCTTGGTTGTGATCGTCGTAACTCTGCCCGCCAACCAAGATCATCTGCGGCAAAACCCACGCACCGTTTTTGCCTGGGAGCAGATACTGATTGCCTCGCCAGAAGTAACGCGCCTTCCAGGCGTCACGCACCTCGAGCCGGTAGCTTGTCAGATCGCGCTGGCAGGCCTTGTCGCAGAGATCGGAGAGGATGTTTTCTTTTTCTTCGGCGCTTAAGCCGCTTTCGTCATCCGCGTCGAGATCGACGCGATCTTCCTCGGCTACCGCATCGACGGCGCACAGTTCGCCTGGTAGAAATTCCCTTTGTTCCTCTTCGCTTGTTTCCGATTGTTCGTGCTGGGGATCCTGCTCGAGAACGTCATCCGCCATGCTTTGCACTCATAAACGCAAGGGCCAGGCGGGCGCGCCGGCCGGTTTTCCCAGACGCGTGCTTTTTCTTTTCCGCATAGGCTCTGGTGCTCATTCCGGCGCGCTGCGCTGCGGCTTTGAATACACCTTTGGTGCCACGCTTCTTGATGCCGCTAGCGACACCCTGCATCCAACGTTTTGCTCCTGCCATGTTAAAATGCTCCCATGAAAACTCATCTCACTGCCGTTTGCTTCATCGGATACGACAAACAAAGACGGCAGCTTTGGAAATATCGGTGCCGTTGCGGTCGCGAGAAGATAGCGATGGTCCATCATGTGCGAAACCGCAAGATCCGCAGCTGCGGGCAATGCGGATGTTTCGGATGGACGCGGCATGGACACGCGACTCGTTATCGAGTGTCGCGCACCTATCAGTCATGGATGTCCATGCTGCAACGATGCACGAATCCGAATCATGTCGCCTATGCGCGTTATGGCGGCGCGAAGGTCCGCGTATGTCAGCGCTGGCGTTTGTTTCCTAATTTCCTTGCCGATATGGGCATCAGGCCACCAAAGAAAAGCCTCGATAGATTCCCTGATGCTTCTGGCGATTATTCCCCCGAAAACTGCCGCTGGGCCACACGTAAACAACAAGCCAGAAATCGTCGTCCTCGTCACCTCAAACGTTTACGCGGCGCCGGCGGCGGTTCTTGCGGAACGAGATCCTGCGACGCCGGCACTACATCTTCGCCGGCGTGCAGCCGATAGATCCCCGTGTCGCGGGAAGCGCCGCCGCGCGCGAATCCCGGCGGCCGCTCGAGGATGCCGCCGCGGTGCGTCGTCGATTTCGCCTGATGGTAGCCAGGCGTTGCGCCGGCAGGTTCCGGAGGCGGCCGCTTTGGCGCTTCGGGCCCGGCGAAGAGATCCGTCTTCGCCGTGTGCGTCACCGGGACGACGGTCTCGCCGCCATGCATTTTGTAATTGCCGGTTTCGGGCACCAGGCCGCCATGTTGAAAGCCTTCGACGCGATGCAGCGGCGCCGCAACATTCTGCTGCATCTGCGCGAGAAACGGATTTCCGCCGCCGCGGCCGGGATTGATCGAAAATCGCGGTTCAGGCCTTCTTGGTCCTGGTCCAGGCGCGCCAGGGAGCTCGCCTGGCGGCACCGGAGGGCCGAGGCCGATGTCCGGTGGCGGCGGCACCGTTCCGCCTTCCTGAAACGTCCCTGTCGGCGGGATCCCGCCCTGGCGCACGTACGGCAGTGTGGCTTCTCTCGCTTGCCGGCCCATACGTGCTTCCACGTTTCCACGCAGCGCTTCAACCGCATAGCGAGGATCGTTCGGATCAGGCCCGCCGCTCACGAGGCCTTCCCACGGCGGCTTACCGGCGTTTGCGCGCATCGATCGCAGCCAGTCTCCTCGCTCGGCACCGCGCGCTCGCGAAGCGATGTCGAGCCCCTGCAGTACGCGCAGTTCTCGTTCAGTCGGTGGCGGCATGTTTGGCCTTCTTGTAGCGGCGCGCAAGCGACTTCCGCGGATACGGAATGTGATGCCCTTCTCTGCGCGCCATGGAAATCTGGATAGCCGTCGCTTGCTTCGGATTCTTTACGATTGGTCCGCCAGGTCCGCTGTGCAGCTTTCCCTCGCGGTATAGGCGCAGGACTTCAGATGCGGGCACGATGCTTGTTTAGATAAGCGAATCTTTGATGCGGCGATCTTTCTGCTTCTTGGTCTTTTCCGGTTTCTCTTCCTCGTCAACGTGATCGAGCGAATCGTCCTGGCTGATCATCGGCGCAGGCGATGCGGAGGCCGCGACGTTCACGATGCGGCCGAGCTGGGCGCCATCGGCGCCCACAAACCACACTTCGCCAGACGGCAGTTCTGTATGCTCCTCGGCCCTGAACGGATAACCCGGCGCGATCTGAATGGCCGCGATCTGCGGCCAGACATTCGTCGCGACCCACGCAACTTGCGATTGCGGAAAGCGGAAGAAGCCGGCGCGCACCATGTCTTCAGTCAGGGGTGCGCCGTTCGCGTTGATATTCTCGCCCGTACTCATTGCTTGCTGGTGACCGCGATGTTGCTTGGTGCCTGCGGGAGAAGAGACACCGTGAT